GAACGGTCAGCGGGACATGCTCGCCAAGTGCATCGAGGCAGTAGGAGAAGGCCGCATCACGACGGAAAGCGCCTGGTCACGCGGTTACGAAACCGCTTATGAGGAAGTTCATGCCGCCCTTCGTGCCATGGAGGAGAAGCCATGAAGCGTGATGACCTTTTCGCAGGCTACGAGCAGGGCCAGCGGGACATGCTCGCCAAGTGCATTGAGGCCCTAGAGCAGATGCTCGACGTAGACCCATGCGACTGCGACCGATGCCGCACCTACACCATGGCGCAAGCAATCCTGCGTGCCTTGCAGGAAGGCGAGAAGTGATGTGGTTTAGAAAGCAACACACAGTAACCCCAGTTCCACCCATTCGATTTAATCGACCAAAGCCGACAACGATTCAGGAATATCTATCGTTACCCGTTTCTGAACGTAACGGAGCAATCCTTACATCGGAATTATTCACAGACGTTTGTGAAGCAGTAGCGGCTCTGCGTGCCCTACAGGAGAAGCCATGAGCGATTCCGTATCAAATACATACGTTCCCGCACATGACCCGTTGTGTAATCAGTGGTACGGGTGGCACGGGATTCCCGCCCAGCAAGACCCTGACGATTGCAGCATCTGTGAACTAATCGACACCGTTACCGAGCAGACCATTCAGGGCTGTATCAAAGCGGTGGACATCTGCACCGTCGACAAGGGCTACGTCTACAGCGACACAGAGACTGGCATCAAGTGGGCGATTGCGGCCCTGCGTGCCCTGCTTGAGGAGAAGCCATGAGTCGTTGTGATGATTGGGCTGACGGCTGGAACGAAGTCTATGCAGAGGGCGAAGCCGACATGCTCGCAAAATGCTTAAAAGTATTAGATGAACTTTCGTGTAATTGTACTTTCAATGTTGCTTTTTGGGGTCATGCGGATGAATGTTTTAAGCGCATTGTTTATGTTGCATTAAATGCAAATGAGGAGAAGTCACATGAGTGATTTAAACGAGTGTTGCGTTAATACGATTAATGAATGTCTGAGATTGATTGATGTTATAACGGGTGTGCCAACGCGGATACCGTTGTATCAAGCCGAACCAAAAATTCAAGATATTATTTCGGCTTTGCGTTATGTACGGGATCAGTAGTGGAGTGTTTCGTTGCCGGTGATCCCGTCCCGCAAGGATCAATGATGTGCATTAACGGGAGGGTTATTCATAATCGTTCCCGACAGTTGAAGCAATGGCGTACCACTATCGCACATGCTTTCCCGACCAATCCTATAACGGATCCAATTAGCCTGACTTTACGCTTTCAAATCGCCCGTAAGAGAACAGTGACCCGACCCCTACCGACAGTAGCCCCGGACCTAGATAAACTGTCACGGGCCGTTTTAGACGCTTTAACGGGCATCCTGTACCGGGACGACTCGCAAGTGATTGAACTACGCGCGTCAAAAACGTACGACACTCCCGGTGTGTGGATATGCGTGAACTAATCCACCAACGATGTAACGGATACTGTGAAAAGTGCGGCAAACCATTACCAGAATCATGGGCGTTACATCACCGCAAGTTACGCAGCCGTGGCGGCAAAGACGACATCACCAACCTGTTAGCGTTATGTCACCCGTGTCACAATCTAGGAACGGACTCCGTACACGCTAATCCACATACCGCGACACAACGGGGATTCATGGTCGCATCGTGGGCAAATCCCGCCGACATTCCTGTAATATTACCGTCAGGCATACCCGTGTTGTTAACCGATGACGGCGGGTACATCTATCGAACGGACGGACAATGAACAAAGCAACAATCATTATCGACGGTCATCTAGGACGTGACCCCGAACTACGGTACACACCTAAAGGCGACCCCGTAACATCACTCGCAGTCGTAGTAACGGAACGTAAGAAAGTTAATGACCAATGGCAAGATGGTGACAAAACATGGTTCAAAGTCAGCGTGTGGGGTAAAGATGCCGAACCTGTAGCCGAACACGCAAGGAAAGGGGACCGTGTTGTTGTTGTTGGAACAATCAAACTATCCACATACGAGAAAAACGGTGTAACAAAAACCGTCGCGGATGTTCGCGCAGACTCATGCGCCATATGCCCAAAACCATTACCGTCAATTAGTCAAGAAAAGGAATCAGCACCGTGGTAGATAACTGGCCCTGGACCACCAACGAAACCACCACCGAAACCGTTAACGAGAACGTTACCGAAAACGTGGTAGACGCAATACCTGACAAGCCACGACCACACGACCGGATGCGCGAACTAGACGCAAACCCCGAATACGTCAACAGCAAACAAGCAGCCGACATGATCGGAATAACACAAAACAACCTACGTCAGTTAGTGTTTAAAAAGAAACTAGCCGTAGCCGAAAAAGTAGGACGAAACACCTACTACCGCACAACCGACATTAACGAAACCATTACCCAACGAAAAAAGTAATAGAATCAAAACATGTCACTACCTGATCCCGACGTAGCCGAACGCGAAACACAAGCACTCGCACTACGAAGAGCCGGACTAACATTCGACCTCATAGCGCAAAAAATCGGATACGCAGACCCATCCGGCGCACGCGCCGCATATCAACGCGCACTACAACGCATCGTCTACTCAGACGTAGAAGAAATACGCAACGAAGAAAAAGACAGACTAGACATAGCACAAGCAGCCATATGGGATCAGGTACTACACGGCGAACCACCCGCAATACACGCATTAATCAAAATCATGGAACGTCGCGCAAAACTATTAGGCCTAGATATGCCGGTGAAAATTCAACAAGAAATCACCGTATGGAATGGGGACGCCGACCTTGACCGCGAAATCCAAGACCTTATCGCCAGAGTTAGCGGCAATGGTGATAGCGCGGAAGAAATGGCAGATCGACCAAGCCAGACCGGAACAGTTACCACCAGCGGGTAACTGGTCAACATGGCTCTATCTTGCAGGACGCGGCGCAGGTAAAACACGCACAGCAGCAGAATGGCTAGCATACGAGGCGATCACTTGCCGTAAATCCCGGTGGGCGATAGTCGCACCAACCTTCACAGACGCTAGGGATACTTGCGTTGAAGGTGAGTCCGGCATCTTGAACGTGCTTAACAGATACGGCGCTGTCCAGTCCTATAACCGTTCCAATGGTCAAATACGTTTGCGTAACGGTTCGATCATTCAACAATTCTCCGGAGAGGAACCTGACCGGCTGCGAGGGCCGCAACATCACGGGGCGTGGGTAGACGAATGGGCCGCGTTCCGGTACATGAAGGAAGCATGGGATCAGTTACAGTTCGGTTTACGGTTAGGGCAGCATCCGCAAACACTCGTCACGTCCACACCTAAACCCCGCAAACCACTACAGGACTTGTTAACACGGGACGACGGGACAGTCGTGGTAACACGCGGGTCAACGTTCGATAATGCCGCGAACCTTGCACCTAGCGCACTACTAGAGTTAAAGGCACGCTATGAGGGGACACGTCTAGGCCGGCAGGAACTATACGGTGAACTATTAACCGACGTGGAAGGGGCGTTGTGGACTCTCGCGTTGATCGAAACACATCGTGTCCCCACTCTCCCCGGTAACATTATTCGCCGTGTGGTTGCGGTTGATCCTGCCGCGACAAACAATCCCGACAGTGACGAGACAGGTATTATCGTCGCGTCCCGTGACGCCGATGGGCACGGCTATGTCGAAGCGGATTGTTCCGTTAAAGGCACACCTATTGAGTGGGCGAAAACTGTTATCGCCGCGTATGACGAATACGAATGTGACGCGGTGGTGGTGGAAACGAATCAGGGCGGCGACATGGTGGCATCTACGTTACGCACGATCCGGCCACATTTACCGATCCGTGAAGTTCACGCATCGAAAGGTAAACGCACTAGAGCGGAACCTATTAGCGCAATGTATGAGCAGGGCCGGATACATCATGTGGGGGTTTTAGAAAGACTCGAAAATCAGTTAACATCGTGGACACCGGATGATCCGAAATCACCCGACCGTCTAGACGCATTAGTGCATGGTTTGACTGATCTTATGACGAGTGGGGGAGCGCAAGCATATTTGCGGTCTTTGGCGGTAGTGTGTGCTTGCGGCTATCCGAATACGAAAGACGCGGGTGCGTGCGTGCAATGTGGGCAACTGTTGAAGGCAGGTTAATATGGGTGTGCGGGATAGAATCGCTAAGGCTTTAAATCTTCCTGCCGGTGCGACGACTCAGACAGAGGCACAGATAGCGGCGCAGGTTCCCCCATCGGGTGCACTGGCTACACCTATGGAGCGGCGTGGTGAGGATGCGTATGTGCCGTTCGCTCCGGGCCGGCCACTTATCCCCGCTCTGATTAATCCACCGCGTGAAGATGGTAGGACAGCACCTCGGCGTTACGAGTTTCCGGTTGCGTGGAACCTTCAAATCACGGAGCAGCGCGTTGTCCCGTTCCGTTTGTTGCGTGACGTAGCGGATGGAAGTGATCTTGTTCGTAAGTGTATTGAGGCGGTGAAGTCTGCTGTTGCCGGTATGGAATGGGAGATTGTCCCGCAGCAGGAAGCAGTGCAAAGGATTCTTTCGGAACAGCCGGATATTGGTTCGGCGTCGGCGGCACGACTGGCCCGGGAACAGTTAGCACCGGAAATTTCACGGGTTAAAGATTTCTGGAAAATGCCCGACCGTATTAACGGGATGTCGTTTCCTGAGTGGGTCGCTATGGCCGTAGAAGAAATGCTCGTTATTGATGCGTTAACGATTTACCCGAATAAGACTTTGGACGAAGAGAATCTGCATAGCCTGGAGATTCTTGACGGTGCAACAATCAAGCCTCTGTTGGATGATCGTGGTTCGCGTCCGATCCCGCCGCATCCGGCGTTTCAACAAATCTTGTGGGGTTTCCCCCGTGGAGAGTTCACTGCCAGTGCGGATGCTGACGGCGAATTCACGGTGGATGATCTTATTTACGCGCCACGCACACGACGACCGTTCACACCTTACGGCTATTCGGCGGTGGAACGTTCACTGCCGATGGTGGATTTGTACATGAAACGGTTGCAATGGTTGCGTACGGAGTTCACGGACGGTGTGACCCCGGACATGATGATTAAAACGGATGCGACGTTTGGTGAGAATGCGGAATTGTTGCGTGCCTATGAGCGTGTGTTTAATGATGAGTTGAGTGGTAAGAGTGAGTCACGTCGTCGCGCTAGGTTACTTCCTGCCGGCATGGACCCGATCATTACTCCCGGTTTGGATGTGAAGTATAAGCCGGACTTTGACGAGTATCTTGTGAAGCAGGTGTGTACTCATTTCGGTGTGTTGCCGACTCAGATTGGTTTCGCACCTAAGGGCGGTTTGGGTGGTTCGGGTGTTCAAGAGGGCGAACGAGAATCCGCTGATATAACGGGTTTGCGTCCGGTGATTATGTGGTTGACCGATTTACTTAATCAGTTGTCGTATCGTTTCTTGAACATGCCCCGTGATCTGTCATTTGTGTTATCGACGGATAGTGATGAAGATACGTTGACGGAGGCGCAGCGGCGTGCGGCTGAGTTGTCGTCGGGTCAGATCACGTTGAATGAGTCGCGTGCGGAAACGGGCCGTGCTTTGTTTACGTTTGCTGAGGCGGATATGCCGTTGGTGGCGTCGAATCTTGTTCCGCTTGCTGACGTGCAGGAAATGTTGCAGGCGCAGGGCACTGTTATTAGTGAACCGGAATCGGAGGATGAGCAGGGGTTAGATGATATGACTCAGGCGGTTGATCCTGTCCGGTTGGAGTTGGATGCGTTCCGTAAGTGGGCGAAGGGTTCCCGTTCGCGTGGTTTCGTGTTTGAGTTTGTGGACGCGGAACGCGGAAAGTCTCTTAACGCTCTGGCGAAGCATGATCCTGTCGCGGCACGCGATCTCGCGTTACTGTTGAAAAAGAATTATAAGGCGGATGAGGATGGGTTTACTCCACCTAAGGGTGTGCAGGAAGCGGCGCAGCGTGCGTTGGAGTGGATTGGTGAGGGGTACGCGGGTTCGGGGTTTACGGATGTGGGTCGTAAGCGTGCGGCTGATCTCGCGCGGGGCGCTACTGTGTCGCGTGAAACTGTGGGCCGTATGGCTGCCTATTTTGGTAGGCATGATGGTGATAGAAATGCGGAGGGGTTTAACGCGGGTGAGAAAGGTTTCCCGTCGCCGGGGCGTGTCGCGTGGGATGCGTGGGGCGGTGATGCGGGTAAGTCATGGGTTGACGGTATTTTGAGTCGTGAGAAGGGCGCGTATGTTGAAGGAAATAGCCCCACGGGATTGGCCGGGGGCGGCAAGGGACGCGCGTCTTATGACGATTTACACGGGGCGTCTAGCGGATTCTCTTGGAGCCGTTAACCCTATTCGTTTAGCGACTCTGGCGGTTAATGAGAAACCGTCTGATTTTGATGCGTTTGTTCGAGCGCAACGGTTGCAGATTCTTGGCGAACCTGCCGTAACAATTTTACAGGATTTGTATTACGAGTTTACGGTGTTGGGTTGGCTTGCTGGCCGTGGTCAGATTAAGGATGGGTTGAAGGCGGCGACGGTTGGTGTTGATTGGGAGTCGTGGGAGCCGGGGAATCCTGAGGTTGCGCGGGTGTTGTTGGGTGATGCGGATGTTCCGGGTTTGAAGCAGTTGTTGGATAAGGCGAGTATCACTATGGCGGGTATTCGTGATACGCGGTTGCGGGATCTTGCGCGTGTGTTGGCGCGGTCTGCGGAGCGTGGTGATTCTGTGCAGGCGTCGGCTAAGGCGATTCGTGAACAGTTTACGGGGTCGCGTGCGTGGGCTAAGACGGTTGCTCAGACGGAGGGTAGGCGTGCGGCTACGGCGGCGTCTTTGGATTCGTATAGGGCGGCTGAGATTGGGTTTATTCGCTGGTCTGTGGCGTGGGGTAATGCGTGTGAGATTTGTGCGGATTATGCGTCTATGGGTGCGGTGCCTATTGATGAGGGGTTTGGGGATACGGATGGGCCGCCGGGCCATCCTAATTGTTTGTGTGTGATTGTGCCGGTGGTGTTGCCGGATACGGAGTTACCACCATTACCAGAGCCTGCTGAGGTTGAAGGACAACCGACTGTTGCTAGTGATGAAGATATGCCGGAATTGGTGCCGGATGCGGATGGGTTTTATAAACGTGAGGATTGGCCGGATTGGGCGAAAGAGTCTGATTTAGGTTCGATATTGGATGAGTTGCCTACGGATCGTGCGGATATTGGGATTCGCGTTCAGTCACGCGAAGAATTGATACGCGAGTGGGAACAGTCAAAATCTGGTTATCCTGATTTGTCGGTTATTGAAGAGGAAGCGGCTAAAGCAGAAAAACAATTACCGAAAGATCAAAAGAAATTAGATGATGCACAGAAGCGGTATGACGATTATGTGAAGGCTAATCCGGGTTTAGCGGAACGTCTAGATACAACTTTGATGCGAGATTTATATCGTGAATATCCAGAGTTATCACAATATGAAGTTGATCGTAATATTGCACAGCGCAGGGTGGATGCTCATCAAGTTAATATTGATCGTCGGGATACTGCTGTGCGGCGTATTGCGGAAGCGAAAGAATTAGAACCGGATTGGGAATCAACGTTAGTTCCTCGAAGGATTGTTGATATTGACCCGGATACGGGTAAACCGGGGGACGTGTTGCGAGGTCATATGGATTCGGTTAAACGTGCGGGTCAAATTGTTGAGGATGAAGTACAACGACGGTTGCCACAACATTTACGCGATATGCCAGAAAGAGTTATGAGTGATGAAGAATTAGTAATAGTGCGGGATACGCGCGTAAAAGTTATTAGTGAAGTGCGGCCTATGGATACTGGCGCGGATATATTTCGACCATTGAACGATGCAGAGGCACGGGCTACGGGGTCAAGAGGATACGGGCCGTATAGGGGTGCAGATCAAGAATTGATTGATTTAATTCAACCATCGTTAGATTATTATCCGTCTGCTTGGATTAATGAAATACGCGGTGATTATCCAGAGATTAAAATTTTCTCATCTGCTCGCGGCTACAATCAAGACGGAAAGATTATTACGGTGTCGGGGCGTGGTGATCGTGGTATATCGACACTTGTGCATGAGGTTGGACATACAGCGCAAAAAAGTATTGATGGTTTGCGAAGGTTGGAATGGGTGGAGTTATACGACCGGAGTGTTAAGCCGACAGGAAAGTTACCGGGATTAACATCTATTTATGGTTCTAGTAAGGAAAAGGCATTTAAGGATCACAGATTTGCCGGTCGATATACCGGGAAGATGTATGGAAAAACAAGCGACGTTATTTATTATTTGAGTAGGTCCGAGACTGTTCCAACATGGGCACCTAGTTTTGAAGTGTTCACTACAGGTATGCAGGGCGCATTTCCACGGATTAAAGACGATACAAGTTATGGGGATGATGATGGGTCATTTCAGAAAACAATTATGGGAATGTTGATTGCATTATGAAGTATCGGCTTATTGCTCAGGAATTAGACGAAGATGACATGTGGGTGGGAGATGTTGTATCGCTTGCTGTTGTAACGGATAACAAGGCACGGGGCAAACTAGCCGGAATCGTTAATGAAATATTACAAATGGATGGTGTTCGTTTAGGGTTGGCTGGTGAGTTTATAAAAATGACTGGTCAACCGTGGCTTGTCGGCTATGCGTTAACTATGCGTAATGGGGATTTGATTAAATCAAAAATACCGACTTCAGGGTATGTGCGTGCGGTGACTATGGACGGGGAAGAAATCCCTATGCCTAAAAGGTATGCGGCGAATTTGATAGATGATGATTTACCGCCACTCGAAGAGATTGAATTAGCAGAGTTGCAGGATAAAACGATTAGCGCACTGCTCATTAAGGCTAGTCGTAACGTTATCCAAGATGCGTTAGATAGACTCGCAGGTATCCCTCGCGTCGATAACAAACACATTGCAGTGCCATGGCCCGTAGCGGAACGCCCCAAACTAGAACCAGAACAATGGGCAGAATCCGTTATCGAATCAGTGATGTTAGAAAACCTATACGCATCACAACAACTATTGAACGCTAACCGTGTTGAATACTATGTGAAGTATCCCGGTGCGATTGAAGAGGGACGTCGTGCGTTTGCCAATGTGTACGACACGAACGGTAGATTAGTGATAGTAGACGGTCACCACCGTCTTGCGGCATTATGGTTACTAGGGGCGGATATGGCTAACGTTTGGTATTTGGAGAATGATGCAGACCGCTAGTGTTTTCGCGCCCATCCTTAAAAAGGAACGCCAGTCGGACGGCACTCTACTTGTGACCGGCATTGCAACAGATGACACTCTTGATATTGATGAACAGGTGTGTGATCCTGCGTGGCTTGAACAGGCTATGCCGGCGTGGTTTGAGTACGGCAACATTCGAGAGCAGCATTCTAATATTGCTGCCGGTGTTGCTATGAAACTGGAACAGGATGGTTCCCGCCATATTGTGACGGCGCGGGTTGTTGACCCGACATCTGTTATGAAGGTGGAATCGGGGACGCTTAAGGGTTTCAGTATTGGTATTCGTGATCCTCGCATTATTAGCGATAAGTCTGCTCCGGGTGGTCGGATTGTTGGCGGGGAGATTGTGGAAGTGTCGCTAGTTGACCGGCCTGCTAATCCGTCGTGTCTTATTGAACTAGCGAAGTCTGTTAATGGTGCGGTTCGTCAGGTTGAAACACTCATTGAGAAGGAAGGCACGCTAATGGAGCGGTGTTCTAAGTGCGGAAAGGCGTGCAAGACTGACGACCTGACCGACAAGATGTGTAAGGAATGTAAGGCGGTTGAGGCTTCCGAAATGTCGGAGGAGGAAGTTTCATCGGAGCAGTCGGTTGGTGATGAGACTACGGCTGAGGAGGAAGGCACCGCTATGGCCGTGGAGGAGGAATCTTCACAGCCTGTTGGTGAGGAGTCGTCACAGCCGGAAGGTGAGGAGTCGTCTCGTCCGGGTGGTGTTGCGGGTGTCGCCGGTAAGGAAGATGAGGAGTATGACGCTGAGGAACACATCTCCGAAGAAATGGGAATGCTTAATAGTCTCATGGAGGCGGTTGCGCGGATTGAGACAATACTGGCAGAATCGGGCAAGGCAGACACAGAGGCTACCGCTAAGAGCATCAAATCATTTGATGAGCGGCTGGCGAAGGTGGAGAAAACTGCCAGTCGTGGACCGGCTCGTACTAACGTGAAGTCTGCTGTTGTTCAGGTGGATGAGAAGGCTGCTCTTGCTGCCGCGTATCGCGCTAAGGCTGCGTCTACTAGTGATCATGCACTCGCCACGGGCTATCTGCTTATGGCCGATGAAATCGAAACTTCTAACTAAAGGAAATTAAACTAATGACTACTCTGCCTCCGGCAAGTGAGTTGTTCGGAACGGATGATCCGAAGGCTCTTGCCGCTATGAAGGACGGTTTTGATACCGCCGTTAATAAGTCTATTACTGCGGGTTACCGTGGTGATTTCACTCCTAACGTGAATATTCCCGGTGCTTCTCAGGGTCCGGGTGCTGCGCTTGCCGCACTTGAGAAGGCCGCTACTGATCCGGCTCTGGCTAAGGCGATTGGTGCGGATGCTCTCGCGTCACTGCAACAGCAGGTTGTTGCTTCCCGTGAAATCGTCAAGGACATCACTATTGGTGATGGTATTACTACGGGTTCGCCTATCGGTACGGGTCTTGTCCCGTTTGATCTGGAGGCACCTGCTAAGTATCTTGCTCCGCGTCCGACTCCGCTGCGTAACAAGTTGCCCCGTGAAAAGGGCATGGGCACTAGTCGTCGTTACAAGCGGATCACGGGTATCACGGGTTCGGGTACTGGCGGGGTCGGCGTGTTCCATCCGGGTATTTCTGAGACGACTCAGAATAATTTTGCCCCGGTTGGTGCAAGCAACGCCCTGTACCTTAACCGTGGTGCGAAGATTTCGTACGCCGGTGACGATCAGATTGTTCCCTATTTCGAGTTCGGTGTGAGCGATTCGGTTTCGTTCGCCGCACAGTACGCGGGTCAAGGGTTCCAAGATGTGCGTGCATTGTCGGCACAGTCACTTCTGTACTCGTCCATGCTGCTGGAAGAGCGTATGCTCCTCATGGGCCGTGGCGCTAACACGTCGTACTTCTCCGGTGCGCTTGCTTCACCTACCGCTGTCACTGTCGCTAATGCGGCACCTGCCACGGGTGAGACTGCTATCTCCGGTGCGACTACGACGATTTGGGTTAAGGTCACTGCGGATGCTGGCGATTTCGGTCAGTCCACTCCGTCGGCTATTGCTTCTGTTTCGGCTTCTGCCGGCACGGTTGCGGTTGTCACTGTGGGTGGCGCGGTGTCTGGCGCTCTTGGCTATCGCGTGTATGTGGGTACGGGTTCGGGCGCACCTGCGGATACTGCAATGTGGTACGCGGGTCGCACGGGTTCCAACGTGTTCCGTATCACGGGCGCTCTGCCCACGTCGGGTACTGCCGTGTCGGTTCCCGCTGCGGGTGATACTTCCGCTTTCACTTACGGTTACGACGGCATTATGCCTATCGTGACCGGATCCGATTCGGGTTACACGAAGGTACTTAACAGTTCCTTCAACGCGGTGTCTCCCGGTGTCGAATTCCAGAATGCTTTCGCTGCCCTGTACACGGCGGTTAAGGCTGACCCTGACGAGATTCTGTTTAACGGTACTGACCGTAAGAATCTTTCGGAGTTGTTGAAGAATTCGTCTAGCACCAACTACCGTTTGACTCTCGCTCAGGATGAGGTTGGTAACGCTGTTATTGGTAGCGTTATTACCGCTATTCAGAATGAGGTTACGGGTAAGGTTGTTCCGATGACGGTTCATCCGTGGATGCCTCAGGGCAACACGGCGATTCTTTCCTACACTCTGCCCATTCCCGATTCGCAGGTTTCTAACGTGTGGTCGGTTGTGAATGTTCAGGACTACATGGGTATTAACTGGCCGGTTATTGACTTCCAGTACCAGATGTCGTCTTACTGGCAGGGAACGTTCGTTTCTTACGCTCCGGCGTGGAACGGTTCCGTTACGGGTATCGCGCTTCCGTAACCCTTAAACGCTGGTAGGGGGAGTGATCGGTCCCGTCCCCGGTCATTCCCCCTATCGGCTCTACATGATTGGACGGATATGCCTAGGCTTGTCGCACCGAATGACACGATGAAGCAGGTTGAGATACAGGGCGCTCAGACGGGCCGGACGCGAACGTATACGCAAGGCAGAGACGGGACGATGAGTGTTGAGAATCCTAAGCATGTGTCGGCGTTGAAGTCTCAGGGTTTCCATGAGGCGGGTGTGAATTTGGCGGTGAGTTCGGGACGGGGTTTTGTTTGCCCGGAGTGTGGCCGGCGGGGTTGGTTCCGTAAGTGCGGCAAGTGTGGTTGTGAGGATGGTCAACGTGAGTAACGCGATTAGTACGATTAGCCCTCAGGCGTCTACTCCGTATTTGACTATTGCGGAGTTTAAGCAGGCTCCTACTGCTATTGATGTGGATGATTTGGTTGGTGGCGGCACGTCTGCTATTAACGATCAAGAGTTGGCTAATGTTATTGCGCGTGCGTCGTCGTGGATTGATTCGCATTGTGGTCAAGTGTTGGCGTCCACTCAGGATACGGATGCGTTGAGGGCGAGTATTGATCGTCGTGGTTTCTTGAAGATTCATCCTCGTTATTGGCCGATTACTCAAGTGGTGTCTTTGTCGTATGGGCCGGTTCCTAGTCTTATGGCGAGTGTTGATCCGTCGATTCTGTGGCTGGAGTCGGAGTCGGTGATTGTTCCGATTATGGGTATTTCAACGGCGTTTAGTGGCGCTATCCAATTCACGGGTAATTATTCGACGACTCAGGAGCAGTTCGTTTCCATCACTTACGTTAACGGGTTTCCTAATACGGAGTTGACTGCTTCTGTGTCTGCGAGTGCTACATCGTTGCCGGTTAAGGATGTGACGGGTTTCGCGCCGGGTATGCCGTTCACTATCTATGACGGGTCTACTACGGAATATGTGACCGTAGGAACGTCTTTCACGGCTTCTACGGGGTCAGGGAACCTTCCCGTGACTGGTATGAAGTATCCGCATAATTCGACTATTAGCGTGTCTGCATTGCCTCCTGCCGTGAAGCAGGCATGTATTTATGTCACGTCGGCTATCTTGAAGGCACGCGGTAACGCTTCTCTTGTGATGACTCAGTTGACGCCGGGAACGTTTCAGACGTCTAATCCGTCGGCGCTCGCAGACTATAACGCTGCCGTTGATATCCTTAAACCCTACCGACGGATTCGTTAATGTCTAGGGCGACTGTCCGGTCAGCGGTACAAACGTTTTTTGATCCGCCTGCCGTGTCAGGTTTGAACGCGGTTTATACGTCTTTCCCTAAGCGTATTCCTGGCGGTGATTTCCGTAAGGGCCAGCCGTCGGGTACAAAGTCGGGTGCGGTCGGTGTGGTGCATATTTTGACGGAACGTGAGGAACGTATCGCTATAGGTGGTGCAACATCGGGTAAGAAATGGGTGCATTACACGGTTGAGTTGCAGGTGTATTGTCATTCCATCGAAACACATGCAGAAACCGCTATGGACTTTTTCGATTCCGTTATTGACGGGGTGAAAACGCATCTCCGTTCCGACCGCTGGCTTAACGATTATCCTGTTATTTTTGAGGCGGGTGAGCGGGAACTATCCGGTTATTACGGTGAACCGCGTGTGTTAAATGATGGTGCGTCGGAAATTTGGGGCGCGGTGCGTTTTGAAGTTTCGGAAGTTCTCACTACCTAGTTAGGATTCGAGTTATGTCAAAGTTTCAATCTGTTGAGTCCCGCGTATATCCTACGTTGGGTCTTACACTTAAAGCCGGTCAAGTTGTAGACTTGCCGGTAGATACAAACGTGACGGGACTTGTTGCAGTTACCGATAAGGGCAAGGCCGACCCTGCGCCCGTTACAGAGAAAGTTGGTGAGTAGCGAATGGCGCTGCCCCGCTCAAGGTCTTATCTAGGTATCGCTAAGGAGACACGCCCTACGCCGGGTGCTTCTCCTACTGCTGTTGCCGCTACTGACTTCATTCCGTATACCGCTATCACACCATTCGATAACATTACTTATCTTGACGATAAGGGTATTCGTGGTTCGATGGTGGAGCAGTACAACACGATTCAAGGCAAGATTCATTCTGAGTTTGATTTCTCCGGTGACGTGTTCCCTGACACGGTGGGTTATGTGTTCGCTGGCGTGTTGGGTGATGTTGCTACTACTGCGAGTGCGGCCCCGTACACGCACACGATGGCACTGTTGAATTCGCAGGCGAACGGCGCACAGCCGACTACTTACACTTTGTCGGATTACTATTCTTTGGGTTCGTCGTCTACTCGCCTGTTTTCGGGTGTGCAGTTTGCGAGCATTGATACAAAGTTTTCTGCGGATGCCCTGTTGACGTATTCGGCTAAGGGTTTCGGGTATCAGTCGATTGTTTCCGCGAATCCTTCTCCGTCGTTTTCTACGGTGTCTCCGTTGCCGTCGTGGACAGGTTCGGTCACTCTTGCAGGTTCTGTTACTGCGATCATGTCTGAGGGTAACGTGAACATTACTCGTCCGGTTACTCCGATTCACACGGTGGATGGAACGCAACGCCCGTATCAGTTGTTCGCTGGGCCGCTCACGGTTGAAGGTTCCATGCTTCTGGTGTTGGAGTCGGATGCTCAACTTAACTACTACTTGAATAACACGCAGCCGTCTTTGGTTGTGGACTTCAGTGCGGGTTCGGGTGCGTCGTTGACTGAGGTTCGTTTCCAGATGACTAAGTGCGCGTTTAAGGTTGCGAAGATTGAACGCGGTAAGGATTATGTTGAGTTGAATGTGAACTATCAGGCGCAGGCGAATACGACGGATATTGGTGCGTCGTCTGGCTATTCACCTATAAAGGTAACGCTTCAAAACGCTAAGGCGTCCGGTACTTACGTCTAAAGAGAAAGGGACGGGTAATGAGTAAGCATATTGTTAATGATGGTTGGGTACTGCTCCGCGATCCACGTTTGGTTTCGGAGCGGTCCCGCCGTCCTATCATTGCGAAGATGACGACGATGCAGGCTGTTGCTGAGAAGGTGACAGGTGAAGGCACGACGGTAGATGAGGCAGAGTTTAATGCTTTGTATGCGTTTAATGATCTTGTCGCTATTGCTTTGATTAAAGAGTGGTCGTGGGATGTTCCGGTGACTATTGATGGTTTGCTTGATCTGCCGGCGGCTGATTATGACGCTATTTTGAAGATTACGGCACCGTTGGTTTCTGAGTTGATGCCGTCGTTTTCACCGGATGGGGCGAATGATCCTGAGTCCCCTACCGTGCCCTCCGTCGAATAGCGCATGTTTTCGGCGGGGGCGAAAGCGATTCCCGTTACCCGTTGCCGCTTGAAGTTCGGGATTACTGGTTGGCGAAAAGGTTTGGTTTTGGGTATCAGGATATACAGGATTCGCCTGCTGTTTGGTTAGACTGGTTGTTAAGCATTGACGGGGTTGCGGCTGAGATTGAGTCGAAGAGGAGTCCGTTCGATGCCGGAGGTTTCGGTCAGGGTAGATGACGACCGTTTTATGGCCGTGTTTAACAGGATTCGTGACGACTTGCAGGGTAAGGCTATTGAAGTTGCGTTGCGTCAGTCTGCAATGGTTGTTGAGGCGAAAGTTAAATCGGATGTGTTGACTCGTTCGGGTCACCATGATGAGGGTACGCCTACACCTTCCGCACCGGGACAACCACCGGCGAATGTTACTAACCGTTTGCGTGAGTCGATTACGACGACTGAGCCGGAACGTTCCGGGTTTGGTAATTACATGATTATGGTTGGGCCGACTGTCGTGTATGGGCGTGTGCAGGAGTTGGGTGGTGGGCCGATGAATCTTCCGGCACGCCCGTATTTGCGTGTAGGTTTTGAGGAAAGTGCGTTGCAGATGCGCGAGGCGTTTATTAATGTGATTAGGCGGTATGCGAATGGCTGAGTTACCACCTATCGCAGTTGTGTTAACTGCTGATACGTCGCAGTTTAAGCGCGGTATGGATGACGCTACTTCATCGTTAAAAAATATTGAAGGGTCGTCGCAGAAGTCTGCCGGCGCTTTGGGTTTGATTAAGTGGGCGGCGATTGCTGGCGGTGCAACGCTTGCGGCGAAGAGCATTGTGGATTTTGCGACGGGCAGTATTGGGGCGGCAGAGCAAGCGAAAGTTGCTGACGCACGGTTGCAGGCTATCGCTAATTCTATGGGGTTTGTGGATGGTGCGTTTGCGGGTACGACGGACAGATTGAAGGAATTCGCGCAAACACTTTCGGGCACTATTGGTGTGGATGATGAGTCGATTAAAGCGACTCAGGGCGTGTTGTTGACGTTCCAGAATCTTGGCGTTACTGCTAATGAGACGGGTGGGTATTTTGATCGTGCTACGAAGGCGGCGTTTGATCTTGCGTCGGCTGGTTTCGGTAGCGCGGAAGGTAACGCAAAGCAGTTAGGTAAAGCGTTACAAGATCCTATTAAGGGTATTACTGCTTTGGGTCGTGCGGGTGTCACGTTCACGGATCAAGAGAAGGAACGTATTAAAACACTAGTTGAGTCTAATCAGGTTGGTAAGGCTCAAGAGATTGTTTTAAAGGCGGTGGAGAAGCAGGTTGGTGGTACTGCTGAGGCGACTGCTACGGGTATGCAGAAGATGCAGGTGGCGTTTGGTGAGTTGCAGGAAGCCGTTGGTGGGCCACTGTCGGAAGTAATGACATCGTTGGCGGATACGTTGACGCCGGTGCTTAACAGTTTGCAGGAACCTTTGAAGGCGGTTGCGGAGGGTATTGGTGGCGCGTTGAAGCAGGCGTTTG